GGCAATAACTAATTACACAGAATTACAATCATCAATAGCTGATTGGCTTAACCGAGATGATTTAACAACAGTTATTCCCACGTTTATTTCTTTAGCAGAAAAGCAATTGGAACGCTCTGTCAGGCATTATGAAATGATTGTCAGAAGTGCGGCTGTTTTAGATACTCAGTACACTTCTTTACCAAATGATTGGCTTGAAACTATTAGAGTCCAATTAACCTCTGGCAACACGCACAGATTGGAGCTTGTAAGCCTAGATGATATGGTGGAGCTACGGGAAAAAAGCGGAAATACTGCCGGTCGTCCAAGATATTATGCGCACATTGGAAACACTTTGGAATCCTATCCCACTCCAGATTCAAGCTATGATCTAGAGCTCATGTATTACCGGAAAATTATCCCTTTAGGGAGTACAGTTGCATCCAACTGGCTACTTGAGGCAGCGCCAGATGCATACTTGTATGGCGCGCTATTAGCTGCAGCTCCTTATCTTTCAGAAGATGAACGCATCGAAGTTTGGGGGGGTTTGTACTCTTCCGCTATACAAGCATTAAACAATACCAGCAACGCAAGCAGAGATAGTGGGTCTGGATTGAAAATGAGATTTGTAAGTCATTAAAAGGAGTTATCAAAATGGCAACATTAGCAGATCGGGTTTACGATTCTGGCCTGACGATTTTAGATTTAGAGGCATCAAGGCTAGACATATGTAGCCAAGAGCCAACAACTTACGCTGAAGCAACAACAACCTACACTTTAGGTAATGCTACAAGCATCAGTATAGATGCACCAAGTGATCGAACAGGCGGAGGTCGCAAAGTGACTCTTGCCGCTGTTTCTGGCGGTTCAGTTTCAGCCACAGGCAGCGCTACTCACTACGCTTTAACAGATGTAAGCAACACAAGGCTGTTGGCAACTGGATCGTTAACTTCTCCTCAATCGGTTACAGCAAATAACACATTTGCAACTGCTGCATTAGACATAGGCATCCCTGACCCTGCATAGGAGACTAACATGGCTCTTGTTTTAGCAGATAGAGTTCAAGAAACGACAACAACAACTGGGACCGGTGCATATACTTTGGCAGGGGCTAAAGCCGGTTTTGCTAGCTTTGCAAGTGTTGGGAATAACAATACAACGTATTACGCTGTTTCAGACGGCACAGACTACGAAATTGGATTAGCAACCTATTCATCAAATGGCCCTGGATACTTAAACAGAACAACTGTCATAACAAGCTCAAATAGCAACAATGCAGTAAATTGGGGTGCTGGCGAAAAAGATATTTTTCTTACGCTTCCAGCAGAAAAAGCAGTTGTTGAGGATGGTTCAAACAATGTTGCCATAGGAAATAATATTTCTTTAGGTGGCACTGTAGACGGCAGAGATTTGGCTATTGATGGAACTAAGCTTGACGGCATAGAGGCCAGCGCCACGGCAGATCAAACTGATGCAGAAATTAAAACTGCTTATGAAAACAATGCTGATACAAACGCCTTTACTGACGCTTTGTTAACTAAGCTAAATGCCATAGCTGCAAGCGCAAATCTTTATGTTCACCCTGATCATACTGGCGAGGTCACTAGCACGGCAGACGGTGCAACGGTCATTGCTGATCACACTGTTACAGAAGTAAAATTAAAAATCAGTAATACGCCAACAAACGGTTATTTTCTTTCGGCTCAATCAGCAAATGTAGGTGGTTTAACCTGGGCAGTACCGCCAGCCGGATATACTGATAGTGATGTTGATACGCACTTAAATACTGGAACCGCAAATAGTGGAGAATATTTGTCTTGGACTGGAGCTGATTATGATTGGGCCGCAGTTCCTGCCGGATACGCAGACAGTGATGTTAATACCCATTTAAATCAACCAAGTGCTTCAACTGGCGAATTTCTGCAATGGGATGGCTCAGATTACGCTTGGACATCAGCCGCTAATCAAAGTTTAGACACAACCTCAAGCCCAGTTTTTTCTGGTTTAACTGTTACGGGAACCATACAAGCTAACGTATTTAACGCCACCTCAGACGCAACTCTAAAAACAAATATTGCTCCAATAGAAAACCCTTTGGCTATTTTGGAAAAAATAACAGGCGTGTCTTTTGATTGGAAAAATAGCCAAGGAAGTGCTGAAGGTGTTTTAGCACAAGACGTAGAGCAAGTATTACCCAACGCTGTTAACACAGATGAGCAAGGTAAAAAATCTGTCAGCTACAACAATTTAGTCGGTGTACTTATTGAAGCAGTGAAAGGCCAACAAGAGCAAATCAACAAATTGAAGGACAGGCTAAATGGGCTTTCAAATTAACGGTGTTGAGTACATAAATAGCAGTGGCGAAGTTTCTAATGGTTTTAAAACAGCAAATAGCCAGAGCATAACAGGCACTGGAAATATAACTACTGGACCGTCACAAAATACAACAACTTACGGTGCCACTTTTAATAGTGTTGGTAGCTTTTTGTTGGCTTTTGTTACAACAGATTTCTACGCTAGTGGTAACTATAATTTAACATCAGGTACTCAGCGAAGAGGTATTGAGCAAGGCACTACAATTGCAGGTTCAGGAATGTATAACCCTACCTATTCAAGTTCCTTAAGTGATTATGTCCCTTGGGAATACCCCAATGGCATGAGTAATGGCGGTCCAGCATCGAGTGAAAGTTCGCATGGCTCTGGCACTTGGAGAGCGCTTTGTGGCGGTTTTGATGACCATACTTGGACTTGGCATCCATGTTACTTATTCATAAGGATTTCATAATGGCATTCCAGGTTAACGGCGTCACAGTTGTAGATTTTACCAGAACATTTGCATCAACTGCTTTTCCTAGAACAGTAAATGGAATTTCTGTTCTTGGGAGTGGTGATTTAAAATATATAAGACCTGGAGCAGCCTCTAATCATGTTATTGGAGATTATATATATTGCGGCCATCAAAGTGCTGTTTATACCAGCGGCGGCTATCCTGCGACTGTATTTCAAGCAGGAACAACTCATGCAGCTTCTGGATTTCGCCGAGATAATACTCACGCATTTGATTATAAATATCGTCAAGGAGGCGACACAGCAGTCACAGGTATATCTGGAACATGGAGAGTTGCCAGTGAGGGGATGTTTGATACGGGCACTAACCCATTTCAACAAGATATGATGTTTGTGAGGATTGTATAATGGGATTTCAAATTAATAGCGTAGAAGTTTTAGGGACCACGGGTTTCGCTAACTATACCAATACTTTTAAAACATTAGACGGAAATTCTATTTTAGGCTCTGGCAACATTACAGATAATGGAGCCGACAGTTTATTATTTAACAAAATTGGCTCTTATACTGTAGCGATGACAGGCAACCCTGTTAATCAGTCAGCGGCAGTGGCGGCAACTGCTTTATATTACTATTATAATAGCCAATATGGTGGGTACTCTTATGCGCTGATGTCTAGCACAGGAAGTAGCTTGAGTAGTAACGCATATCACGGCTTATCAGGCACATGGATGAGCAAAGCACCAAGTTGCTCCCCCTCAGCAGGATCACTAGCTGGATGCATATGGCAAAGGATAACTTAAATGGCTGTTTGGAAAATAGAAGAAATAAGAAATGCAAAATCTTTAAATGAAGAAAACAATCATTTTGATTTGGAAATGAACCACCCAGAATTTGGATGGATACCTTACACTTTAAGGCCTGACGATCCTGATGGCAGTATTAGTAATTCAGAATTGTTGTCTATGATTGGCTCAGATTACGCAGCTCATATTCCACCTACTTCTGAAGAAATAATTACGCAAAAAGCAGCGGAAGTAAGGGCAGAGAGAGACAGACAGCTAGAACAAAATGTTGATCCAATGGTTTCAAACAATTTGCGTTGGAATGAATTAACAGAAGAGCAAAGAACAATTTGGACAGATTATCGAACAGCATTGCTTGATATAACTAATCAATCAGGTTTTCCGCATGAAGTGACGTTCCCTACCCCACCGGCTGGCTATAGATAAATGTTTGGCCTATTTCCCCTCTCCGGAGCTGCGCTTGGTGATATAGGTGTAAAAAGCATTGGCTTATTACTTAATAATATAAACGCTCAAAATCCTGTTGTTGATGATTTACCATTAACACAGCATCATAATTTAGCACTGGACACTGTTGAAGCACAAAATCCAGTTATTGATCAGATCTTAGTAACTAAGAATTTTGATTTAACGCTCCAGGGAATTTTAGCTCAAGCACCTACGCTCGGACAAACTGGTTTAACTGAAAGCCATAATATTGGTTTTAATTTTCCGCCAATCCCTCCAACAGTAGATGATCTCTCTCTTACTCAAGATCATAATTTAGCACTGAGTAATATTGAGGCCCAAAACCCTGTTATTGGTGGTGCAACTGTTAGCGAAATTTTAACTGTATCATTAAGTAATATTTCTACTCAAAACCCAACAATCGGAACGCTTGGCGTAATCTATGAATACCAAATTCCAGCAGAGCATTTAGCGTCTGCACCTCCAAGCGTTGGATCTCTTGGGTTGACCCAAAATCATAATTTAAATTTTAGTTTTGAGGGCGCAGCTCCAACTTTAAACGGCCTAAGATTGAAATGGGCAGCAATTCAAGTCCTGCCCGAAACGTACACCGAAATTACTGTTCCAACTGAAACTTGGAGCGACACACAAATTTAGGCTTGGTAGGCATGTTGTGTTATGAATAAAACAAAGGAGAATTGAAATGACAGTCACAGTAAATCTCCCCGTTGTGGGAGGTAGCCAGGACACCTGGGGCCAACTTTTGAACGAAAGCCTCCAAAACATTGCAGATGGTGTAAATGGTGCTAATGGTGCTAAAATGTCCCCAGATCTTGATAGCTTAATAATAGACGGGGATACAGTTACAGCTACAGCAGACGAGTTGAGTAAATTGGCTGGTTTTATTGGAACTGTTGTTGCTCTAAATAATGCTCATACTTTTCTTGATGGTGCTCAGTCAGGTGTAGAGGTTGGGGGAAAAGCTGTCATTTACGGAGCTCAGGGATCAGTAGCACTTGGCAATGGTTGGGTAGTTGAGTCAAACGGAAACGATTTAGATTTCAAAATTGGCGGAAGCAGAAGGATGAAGCTTTACTCCAATGGTGATTTAGCAGTTGAAGGAAATGTCACTGCTTATGCGAGCCTCTAAATGGCGTTACAAACAACAGGACCAATATCTATAAATGATTGCTCGATAGAGGCAGGCTACGGTTCTGGATCGACAATGAGTTTAGATAATTCAGATTTAAGAGATTTAGCTGATATTACAGGTTCTGGTTCTGAAATAAGTTTAAATGATTTTTATGGCGCTAGTAATATAATTACTGGAACATTATGGACATTTAATCCAACACTTAATGTTGGAGGAAATGGGTATTATTACACATCACGCATAACGGTTTCAGATTTTGTTTCATCAGGATTTGCAAATGGCGACACTCTAAAAATTAGATCAGATACTTACGTCCAAGCTAGTTCATATTTTGTAGCAGCTCTCATTATTGATATGCCCTGCACAATTTTAAACGAAGGAAGAATTGTCGGTAAAGGTACTGCCGGCGGCAGCAGTTATTCAACTGGACCATCACAATACGTTGCAGCAAGTTACCAGCACCCAACTGGTGTTGCGGCTGGTCCTGCAATTGATGTTCAATCAACAGGCGTGACAATTGTTAATCAACCTGGGGCCTATATAGCTGGTGGGGGCGGCGGTGGTGGTGTCGGTTGGACTTCAAGTAGCACAAATGCCGGCGGTGGCGGAGGAGCCGGCGCTGGAGATGGCGGTCAAGGATCAGAGCCTACTGCTGTAGGAGGAACGGCTTCAGCATCAGGGGGCAATGGGGGCGGTACAAATGGTAATGGTTCTAGAGGCAGTGGTATTAATGGATATTTATATGGAGGCTACGGGGGCGGATCAGGTGGCGGAGGTTGTTCAATTTTAACTCCAATGGGCGGCGGCGGTGGTGGTATGCAATTGCCAGGTCTAGGTGGATCAGGTTCTGATGGAACTGCTTATGGAGGAAGAACTATAGGAAGAGGCGGTAATGCTGATGGCGCAGGGCAAGGAATTGGCAATGGAGTTACAAATACTTCTGGCGGCGGCGGAGGCTGGGGCGCGACAGGTGGAACAGGCCAAGGTAATTATGCAGGAGGATTAGGAGGTCCAGCTATTAAAGGAACTGCTCGAACTGTTACAAACAATGGATCAATTTACGGATCAACATAATGGCAAGATATAATTATGCACATAAAGGATATGAAACTGTTGCTAAAGTTGAGGAAGCAGTGACAGCTTTCAAGACACGACTTGATAACAATCCAACTGATTGGTGCAGTGTAAAACCGTTAATAGATAGTCAGGTTATTTTTATACAAGAAGATAATTCTAAACCAATAGAGACAGCAGAAGACACTATTGTAAAATCAACATCAAAAAATATTAAACCAGTTCGAACATACCAGTATGGAGATGTTTTAAGTGATGCAGAAATTAATGATTTAGGCGGATCAAGCGAAAAATATTACAACGTATTTGCAGTCCATGACGGGTCTAATTTCACACATGTTTCAGAGGTAGAAGTTGTTGAGAAGGTTTTGCAAATGCGAACTTCATACGCAAAATGGAGACAGGTTGACAAATATTATGACACTCAAGTTTCTGAGGGTGAAGATAGTATAGAAATTAATGTCTCTAACCAAGATATGACAAAATATGTTTCTTAAAGGAATTAATTAATGCCTTACGTTCCTCTCAAGTTAAAACCAGGATTTTACAAAAACGGCACAGAATTTGAAGGTTCAAATCGTTGGCGTGATGGCTCTTTAGTAAGATGGCTTGACGGTAATTTACGTCCGATTGAGGGATGGGCAGTACGCAAAGAAAACTTTTCTAATAATCCAATTAGGGGAATGCATACCTGGCAAGGAAATGATGGAACTGCTTATGTTGCGGCCGGTAGTGCTACTGAGCTTAAAGCAATGACAGGTGGTGGCACTCTGTATGATATTACACCTGATGATTTAACTCCTGGCATCAATGATGCGGCTGTTAATACTGGATACGGTTTTGGCTCTTATGGGACAGGTTACTGGGGCCAACCAAGGCCAGTAACTTCTGATACCATACCTCAAGAAAGCACCACTTGGCAGCTTGATAATTTTGGAGAAGAGTTGGTTGGACTTCACATAACTGACGGCAGGATTTGGAATTGGGATCTGACAACAACTGTTGGCGCTGAACATGTAACCAACGGTGATTTTGCAAATCAAACTGAATGGAGTTTAACAGATGCAACCAACTGGACAATAAATAACAATCAGCTTATTTATAAACCTCTTGAAGAAACTATCCCTCAAATTGATCCACCAGTTGCACCTCCAACAACTTATAATGTGACAGTTGTTAATGATGGTGGAGTTAATAAATTTGCGCTGAATGGAGCTGTTGCCCCAGCTATAAGATTGCTTCGACGAGAGACCTACACCTTTGATTTGAGTGATCCTAGCAATAGTAACCACCCGTTGGCGTTCCAAACTGGTTCCCCAAATGGTATTAATTATACGCAAGGATATACCTTAACAGGCACACCAGGAACAGCCGGCAGTCAAGTAACTCTGGCTGTTGACGCAGCTGCGCCATTAACAGGATTGGTATATTGGTGCACAAATCACGGCCAAGGAATGGGCAATAGTGTAACTACAGAAGATATTTCGCAATTTGAATACAATGGTGATTTTTATCCAGTGGTGGAATATCCTAATCCATATAATTTATTTAATATGCCTCAAGACTTTGAGGATGATGACGAAGTTGAGTACAATGTTCCTGATGGCGGTGCAGCTATTGGCGGATTAGTAGATGGGCAGTCATATTTTGTTACTGGTCATTACAATCAAAGTTCTTTATCTACTTCAGGTGGTTTTTCTTTATCTGCAACGCAAGGTGGTACTGAACTTGATATAACCGCACCTCTTCTTATTGGAGTAGATCCATCAGACGCAACTGAAGTTGATGTAACAAATAATAAAATAATAGCGTGGGGCGGCCATGCTTTCCAAAATGATGATAAAATATTGTATGATAATCAGAACGGCACAGATATTGGCGGTTTAACAAATGGCACTGAGTATTTTATTATTAATTCAGTAACTCCTAATCACTTCCAGTTGGCCGCAACAAAAGGTGGAGCCGCAATAAGTATAACAGCATTAGGCGCTGGACAACCTCACACTTTTAGAAAGCAACTTGGCGCTGGGCATACTTTCAAAAGAAAAAATTTCTATTATGCAATGCAGACATCTTGGCCAGCAAACATAGTAGTCACACCAGATAAACAAGATAGCCACGACATAACGGTAGAAGTAAACGCAGCCACAATATCACCAAATATGAAAATTAAAGTTCAAGGTTACAATTCTTTAACAGTGCATGTTGATGAGTTGCTTTCTGTTGGCGTGAATACTTTTAGATGGGGCGCAGATGACCCCAGAGTTTTTATATATATTACTCCACAAGATTGGGACCAAGAATTTTACATTGATAATATTTCAATCAAACAAGTGACAGTAGCAGAGCCAATAGCCAACGCTCCTACCAACAATAAAGGTGTGGTGGTTACAGAGGAGCGTTTTATTTTTGCTCTTGGGTCAGGCGGAAATAGTCGCCGCGTGTCTTGGTGCGATAAAGAAAATAAAACTGACTGGGTCGCGTCTGCCTTAAATGAGGCTGGGGACATAGAATTAAGCACTCCAGGGCAAATCATGGCTGGCTTAAATACCAGAGGCGTCACGTTGATCATAACAGACACAGACTGTTTTGTAGCGTCCTACGTGGGCCCTCCCTATGTCTACTCCTTTATAAAATCTGGCACAAATTGCGGGGCTGTTTCTCGTCTGAGTGCAGTTACTACAGACCTAGGAGCTTTCTGGTTTGGCCAAGAAAATTTCCATTATTTTGACGGTAACAGTGTCCAAACTATTAGTTGTGATGTGCATGATCATGTGTTTAAGGATTTTAATTCTGCCCAACAATCAAAGATTTGGGGCATGGTTAACGGAGCTCACAATGAAATCTGGTGGTTTTATTGTTCTGGGAATTCAACAGAAATAGATCGGTATGTTGCTTTCGATTACAAAGATAATCACTGGCTCATTGGAAATCTTTCTAGGACATCTGGAGTAAGTAGAGGCGTTTTTACTTATCCATTTATGGCGTCGCACAATACAACATCAACAATTAATAATCATGAAGTTGGCTATAATTACGATAATTCTCAAATTTTTTGTGAAACTTCGCCAATTTCAATAGGAAATGGAGATCAAATTACAAAAGTAACATCAGTTATTCCTGATGAGAAAACGCAGGGTGATGTTAATTTAAAATTTAAATCTAAGTTTCATCCAAATGATACAGAACGCACTTTTGGGCCATACAACCCAAGCAACCCAACTTCAGTTCGTTTTACTGGCCGACAAGTTAAAATGCGCGTTGAAGGAGATCAAAACACTGATTGGCAAGTTGGGACAATGAGGTTGGATGTGAAGCCTGGAGGTAAGCGATAATGCCAGTTAATCCGCCAGTTCTGGGATCGGACATACGACAATGGGGCCGACAAATTAATCTTTTTTTGGCGCGAAATATAGGAAAATTGTACTTTAAAACAAGTGAAGATAACCCAAGCGAAAATGGAATATTTTTGTGGGATGAGGATAAGAATTATCCAGTTGTTTCTGCCGGGAATGCATTTCGACAAGTGGCAATGAAACAAGCAACCCCCTCCTCTTCTGTAGGCGCGCCAGGGAATAAATCTGGCATGATAGCTTGGGACCAAAATTATATTTATGTCTGCACGGCAGACCATGACGGAAGCACGGCCATATGGAAAAGAACAGCTCTAACAACTTTTTAGGCACTGAAGAATTTGAACGGTGTAAGCCTTACATTTTGGCAGCCCTAGAATATACTGGCGGAACCCATGATATTATTGATATTTATGAAGGATTGTATAAAGGCACGATGCAATTATGGCCGGCTAAAAAAAGTTGTTTAGTCACTGAAATAATTAAATACCCAAAAATGAAAGTCCTAAATGTTTTTCTTGGTGGTGGAGATCTCACAGAAATTATGAGTATGCATGAAGATGTAATAAGCTGGGCAAAAGGGCAAGGCTGTGCGGCTTTGAACATGACAGGCAGATTTGGGTGGAAAAAACCGTTGGCGAAACATGGGTGGAAACCCTTGCACTCGTCTTATGTTAAGGAGATATAAATGGGCAAGGGTGGATCAAGTTCAACAACTTCCACAGAAATTCCGTACTGGTTAGAGGAAGCCGCCAAACGTAACCTCAACCAAGCAGATCGAATAAGCAGAATTGGCGCTGTTCCAATGAGTTACGGGCCAACAGTTGCGGGTTTTTCTCCTATGCAAAATTCCAGCTTTTTAAATACTGCTAACCAGGCAAGCGCGTTTGGTTTGGATGCTCCAACTGGAAATGACGTATATGGTGGAATGCCGCCACCAACTGATTATGGTGGAGGAGTAAAAGGGTACAGTGCGAAACCTTATTTTGATGCAATTACTGGAGAGTTTAGAGAAGACCGCCCTGCTCAAGCCAATTACATAGATAGTTTTTTTATTAACCCATTCACTGGAACCACCGGGATAAATGCTGGTAACGTATCTGACATTGGTTATGAAAACACAGTTCCTGTTGGCGTAGACGGTCAACCTGTTATTGGCGGAGGCGCAGGCAGTGGATTATTAGGTGGGGGTGGATCTGGGGGTGGATCTGATCCTTATCACGGTGGTGATAGCGTTTCTGATTTCTTAGATCCAAATGATAGATTTGGTCTTGCTGAGCACATGGAGCGTCAAAAGAAAAATTATGCTGCCGGTAATACAGAAAATTCAATAGGTTTTGCCCAAGCGCCAGATGGAGGGGTTCACGCTGTAGGGTATGAAGATGGCCAAATGACCCCAGCGGCAGTAGATGCTTCGGGTTACACTATGAAAGACACCAACCCTTTTGATATGTCGTTTGGTGATCATGTTAGCCAAATTGGAAGCGATGTTGTGGAGATTGCAGGAAATATCCCTACCCCGATGAATTTGGCAACCAAAGCATTATCGAGCGACGAGGATCTCCCTGGCAACGCTTTTTCCAGAGCTTTTAATATTGGAGCCGGTAAAAAGGATGAAAGTTCAGATAGCGGATACGTTGGAGAAGCAGGAGACGGATGTGTAATTGCCACTCATGCAATTTCAACTGGTGCATACAACTACAAGGTACGCAGAGAAGCGGAAGTTTGGTGTATGAGAAGATTGCATAACAAATGGTGGGGAGAAACAATCCGCCAAGGATATCGATACTTGGGCAGACGTAAAATTGAACAAGGCAAAGCTTCTGAGCATTATGACGAGTTCAAACGTTACATTGCATTTGCAACAGGCAAACAACGTGACCTTCGAGGCGCATTAACATTCACACTTCGCAGCGTTCAATTTTTCGCTGTTGGATTATTTACGAGGAATTCATAAATGGCAGGATCAGGCGGCAAAGGCGGTGGAGTAGCCGCAAATCCAGTACCGGCAAATCATTCAGTACCTCAACCAAAACTTTTTAACACTGGTGATATGTCACACATTACAACTCCAAATTTGGCTCCTACAGAAATCTTGGCTGGGCCAGGCGGAGACATGAGCGCAGCAATGCCGCAACCAGGCTTTAATGTAAATAATGCAGCATCAACTGCAATGCAAAGGTCGATGGGGGCTACTGACGCAGCTATGAGTGGACCTTTGAATGTTGGAGCTTTCAACAATCCTTATCAACAGCAAGTGATAGACAATACACAACAAGACATTGAGCGCCAACGGCAAATGACCATGAACACCTTGGGCGCACAAGCGCAAGCGGCAGGAGCTTACGGAGGTTCTCGGCATGGAGTTGCTGAAGGTGTGACAAATGCTGAATATGGCAGAGTTGCAGCAAACCAGTTGGGCAACATGCGCATGCAGGGTTATAATACTTCTATGGCAAACGCCATGAATGATAGAACTGCCAGACTTAATGCTGCCAATCAGCTTGGCGGAATGGGCAACACGGCATTTAATACTGGCAGAGCAATAAACCAAGATTTAGCTAGTCAAGGCATACTGCAACAAGGATTGCAACAAGCTCTGATTGATTCAGCTAGAAGCGATTTTGGTAATTATGCAAACTCACCAGCTAACAGTTTAAACCTACCATTGGCGGCTCTTGGACAAGCTCCCAAGCCAGTTTCACAAACAGAAACTGCTTCTCAATCCCCAGGATTATTAAACACTCTTGGCGCACTCAAATATTTAAAGATTTTTTAAATGGATCTAAGCCCTAGAGACATATTGGCTCGAACAATTGAGGCAGAGGCGGGCAATCAAGGTGCATTAGGAATGATGTCAGTAGGTTCTGTTATTATGAACAGACTGAAAAACCCAGCTTATGCAAGTGATCTCCACAGTGTCATTCTTCAACCTGGGCAATTTTCAGTATGGAACAAAGCAACAGGATATGCTGGAGGAAATCAAGGCAGAAACATGGATTCTGTAATTCCAAGTGAGACTGCTTTTATGGTGACTGATCAGCTTCTAGATCAGAATTATAATGATCCAACTGGCGGTGCTACGCATTTTTATAACTCATCGATTTCAAATCCGTCATGGGGAAAACAGGCTGGTGGGAATTGGATGGATATTGGAGATCACGTTTTTGGTGTTCCAGCAGAGACAAGGAAAAATGACATGAATGTAGAAAATTTAACAAATACCAGTTCACCCTTACTAATGCCTAAACCAAAACAACAACAACAAACCAATCAACCAAAAGGTTTATTTAGCTTAATTGGAGGCGCAGTAGGAAATGGTTTTTCTGGATTAAAAGATGCAATAACTGGTGATGACGCAGACAAATCAGATCGTCTGGCAATTGCTTTGATGTCGTTGAGTGGAAACCCTAACCAATTAAGACCACTCATGGAGATGGCAGCTAATGACATCAAAACCAGAGCAGATCAAAAACTGTTGGATAAAGGCAAAAATAACACAATAGAATTTTTAACAAAAAGAATGGAAGCTGGAGACACTAACGCAGGCACTGCACTTCAATTGGTTGAATCAGTAGGCGCTGGCGAGGCCTTAAAATCTTACATGACTGCCAACAATAATAACCCTTCAGATAAAACTGCCGCCAATACTAAAACTTATGAAAATGGTACTATGGTGATGGCTTTCCAAGGTGGAGGTAGAAAAGTTCTTGATCCAAATGGCGTTGAGGTTAAAGGTAAGGACGCTGCAAAAGTAATTGCAGAGGCTAATGCATATGAAGTTGAGCAAGCCAGACTGACAAAACTGGCAGAAGCAAATGCAACAAATCAAGCTAGCTTAGTAAGCAACACAATTAAGAGCATTGATTCAACTGTAAGCTCACTGCGAAATTATGGCAGAGCCAAAGCAATGGTAAAAAGAGCAATAGCAAACGGCGATAATGTAACTGGGCTTGTTGAAGATTTATTTCCAAATGTTTCAGTAGTTGCGGCAGAGCTTGAAAATGCAAGGAACGCACTTGCTTTAGATGTTATTGGATCTGTTACTTTTGGCGCGCTATCAAAGGGCGAATTACAATTAGCACAGACGCAAGGTTTACCCCTACAATTAGAAGAAAAACAACTTCTCGAATTTATAGAAAGACGCGAACTAGCTCTTAATAAAATGAAAGTATCATTGGTAGAAGCTGCCAGATTTCTTTCTAAAGATGGCAACACAATGGAAATGTATGTTGATCAAATTCTTGGCAAGCAAGAACAAGTGGAAAACCCATACAAAGGCAAATCAGACGATGAGTTAGAGACGCTTTATGTTGAAGTTATGTCTGGTAACTCAACCTTGGCCCCTGCCCGGCGTCAAAGAATTATTGATGAAGCAGAAAGGAGGGCAGGATTATGAGCGAAACAGATACAGGTGAAAGATTTAGAGCCCTAGTAAATCCATCTGCGCCAAAGGAAGATAAAGTTCCAGAGGATTACAAAGCAAATTTAGGAACAAAACTAAGGACAGTCTTGCAAGGTTTATCATTTGGTAGTTCAGATGAGATTGAAGCTTTTATGCGCTCTATTGGATCTCAAAATTTTGAGGAAGCTTTAGGAGCAATAAGAACAGATCTCAAAAACTTTTCAGAAACTAATCCTGTTCAATCTGCCGCCTTGGAAGCTGGAGGCGCTGTCTTGCCTGGGATTGCAGCCGCACCTTTTACTGGTGGATCTTCAATGGCAGCAACAATACCTAGACTAATGGCGGCAGGAGCTGTAGCCGGAGGCGCTTATTCATTTAATACTGGTGAGGGTGGATTTAAAAGCCGAGCATCTAGAGTGCCTGGGGGTGCAACAACTGGTGCAATCTTGAATCCTGCAGTTTCAAAAGCAACTGAGGGAGGTGCAGTAATTCTGAAAGGATTGATAAGATCTGCCAGAAATCTTGTTGGGCGTAGAGGATCAAATCTAGTAAACAACGAAATCCAAAGATTAATAGAGAAAACAGGCAAGACAAAAGATGAAGTGTTGCAAGATATTTATGATGGGAAAATTATTGCAGAAAATAGAACCCTTCGAGCAGCAATAAAAGCTTTACGAGCAAAAGATGGTGAAGCCAGTGGTATCATAACAGAAACCATAGCCAAAAGACCTGCTGAAACACGAGAAGTTGCAACTGATGCTTTAGATGGAGCTTTGGGCGGCAATAAACAAATGCAGTATGCAAAACAGCAAGCAACAAATCAGGCAGTCAGAGAAGCAGAAAATAAAGCTTATGCTCCATTTAAAACTGGAGAAGTAAATAGTGAGGTATTTGGTGAGCTTATAATGGCTTTAGAGGCAGTGCCAGCTGTACAAAAATCCTTACTTAAAAGGTTTCAGACAAGAGTAAATGATCCAGGCTACACACCTTTATTTAAAAAAGGGAAAAAAGGTGAGTTAAAATTTTTACGTCGGCCAACGCCAGAAGAAGCAGAAATGGTGCGTAAAGCTTTAGATTCCAAAACCACAAAAGAATTTAAGCCTAACGGTGATCCTTTTGTTGGTGAAGGTTATCAAGAAGTTGCAGGAAATTTAAGAGAAGCAATAGATATTAATATACCAGCGTTGGCAAGTGTTAGAGGCCAAGCTGCGGCAGCTAGAAATAACAAAGATGCGTTTCAAGCAGGTAGAACAGCATTCACTGGGAAAGCAGATGAAAAAATCTTTGAAGTAGAAGAGTTAATAGCAAAACAAGATGCTGATGAATTAAACGCTTATCGTTCTGGGTTTTTATCAGGCATTCAAGCCAAACTCCTTACACCTCAAAGAAGTACAGTTATTTCAAAATTAGCAGATGAAGAGTCAGCTGAAAGAGAAATATTAAAAATGATACTTCCAGAGGAAGATCTTCCAAGTGTTTTGAAGAAACTTGAGGTGGCGCAAGAAAGTAATTTAGCCAAAAAACAAATTATAGATAATACAAACACAGCCGAGGCTATGATTGAAAGTCAAAGCGGTGGATCTCAATTAGGTATTGGAAGTTTAATCCAAGCAAAAACTGGTGATCCTCGTGTTTTTGGCGATATAGCAAGAGCCTTACAAAAAGCATTTGGGCGAGAATTGAGCCCTTCAGAAAATGCAAGACTAGCTAAACTTGTGACCTCAACTGATCCTGATTACGTCAAAAGTGCCATAACAGATAAAGGTGGTTTAGCTTATTTACAGAGGTTTTTAAGCGGTGGTGTTGATATGGCGGCAAGTGGCGCGCCAGGTGCAGCAATTAATCTTGGCGCTGGGGAAGTGGCAGATAGAACCGGAAATAATGTGGAGCGAAACTTATTAGGATATTTTGGAAGGTAGAAAATGGAAATTAAAGAAAAAAGCCAAGACGAAATAGAGTCTATTGTCCAATCTGCAATAAGAGAAGCTGTGGATTTTATAGAAAGTGAAATTTCAGATCAAAGAATAAAATGTCAGCGCTACTATGATGGAGAAACAGATATTGGGAATGAAAGTGGACGTTCAAAAGTAACTGCCACAAAGGTCCGAGATGTTGTGAATTCTGTAAAACCTAGCATTATGAGAGTGTTTATGAGCACCTCTAAACCAGTAGAATTTATTCCTACCAATCAAGACGATGTGCCAATTTGTGAGCAGGCTACCAACTTCATCCACCATGAATTTCAAAGGCTCAATGGCTATAGAGTGCTTTCAGATGCAATTCACGATGCGCTTGTGAAGAAGCAAGGGATAATTAAAACATATTATAAGGACTATCCAAAAGCCAAAATCTACACTT